GGAGCATCTTGCCCGTCTTGATACGGGGCAGGCTGATTTTCTTCTCGACACCGGGGATCACCATGATCAGCCCTTTCTCGACAAGGTCGTTACCGGTGCAGGCAAGGACCAGGATCTTTTCCAGTACCTCGCCGTTGTAATTGGTGTTTCTTACTACTATTGCCATGGCAAATACTTTTATTTACGGTTTAACTTGTCCTTGATCTCGCTCATGCGCTTGTTCCAGGGACTTTCATTTGTCGGGCTCACGCGCAGGTCGGTCATGACCTTGCGCTTCGGGGAGAGTTTCTCCAGCGCCTTCTCGCCGTTCTCGCGGTCCTTGGCCAGAAGGTTCTCATAGATGGGACGGGTGGCGGCGTCGATACGGCCGTCCTGTTCCGCATCATCAAGCAGTTTCTTGCGGGCGGCGGCATCATCCGCATCCGCCTTGTCCTGGAATACCTTCAGCTCACCCTTCAGCCGGGTCACCTCGGCATCAAGGCCCGGAACCTTGCCGGCCTCCGTTTCCAGAAGCCCGACCTCACGCAGGAAATCGTCATCCGTCACGCAGTTCCTGAACCGCGGACGTTTCTTCAGTTCGTCTAAATTCATGTTACTCTTGTTTTGTGGCTGTTGCAGCCGGTTATTGAATATTTGGAATATCTCCTCGGGGGTACTGTCATCCGGAAGGGGGTCGGCATCATAGATACCGTCGATAAGCCCCAGAGCCAGGGCTTCGTCGGCACGGAGCCAGTGATCCTTGCCGTCAAAATACAACGAGCGGATTTCCTCCTTCCCCTTACCCATGCGGGCGGCATACATCTCGCAAAGGGTATCCTCCAGCGACTCGATCTCGCGGATGCACCCCCGCATCTCCTCCTTGTTGCCGTAACAGCCTCCCTGGACACTGTGGAGCATCAGACGGGCATAACGGCTCATCTGTACCGGCTTGCCGCAAAGGGCGATGACGGAGGCCATGCTGGCGGCGATGCCGTCAATGTAGATCGTGATGTCGGCCTTGCTGTTTTTCAGGGCGTTGAAAATGGCGATGCCCGTGTACACCTCGCCGCCGTTGCTGTTGATGCGCACGTCAATCTTACCGCAGAGGGCCTCGGCTTCCAGGAGCTCACGGGCAATGTCACCGCTACGCACGCTGTCATACTCGCCGATATCACCGTAAAGAAGGATACAGCAGGCGTCTTTCCCGGGTATGATGTTGAAAAACTTTTTCATGCTTATATAGTCTTTTAGGCGGGTGTCCCCCGCGAAGTTCACGGTGCGAAATTAGAAGCTTCGGAGACCTTTTTCAAACCGGGATTTCATCATGCGGCTTTATAACGGCATGATGACGTTATAAAACGGCATCATGCGGCGCGCGTTTTTTTCCGCCCCTTTTCCTTATCAATTTTGCACGTAAAAAAGGAGGGAATATGACCGAACTAAGCATGCAGCAAAAAAGGGAATGGGCGAAGACGCTCTACCTGAAAGAGAACCTCACGCAGCAGGAGATAGCCGAACGCGTGGGGGTGTCACGCATCACGGTGAACAACTGGATAGGCAAGAACGGATGGGAGATGCTCAAGACATCCATCACCATCACACGCGAGGAACAACTGAAAAGCCTGTACCGCCAGCTGGCCGAGCTCAACAACGCCATCATGGACAGACCGGCGGGGGAACGTTTCCCGAACACTGCCGAGGCCGACACCATATCCAAACTCTCGAACGCCATCAAGAAGATGGAGACGGAAGTCGGGCTCTCGGACATCATATCCGTATTCTCAGACCTGCTCAAATGGCTGCGCGCGTCCGACCCCGCTCAGGCGAAAGAAGTGACGCCGCTGCTTGACGCGTTCGTAAAATCAAAAGTTTCATAACCATGGCAAAGAAAAGACTTACACCGCAGGACCGCACGGCACTTGCCGAATGGGAGGGGCTGGTCGCATCCATACGCGAGAGCTCGGACATCAACCCCTCGGACACGGAAGCGGATATACGCGCACGCAGGGAAAGGCTCGAAAAGGACGACGAGGAGTGGTTCAAATACTACTTCGCCATGTATTGCACCTGCGAGTCCGCCGCCTTCCACAAGAAGGCGACACGACGCCTGATGGGACATAACCGCTGGTACGAGGCGCGCGCATGGGCACGGGAGCTGGCCAAATCGGCACGCTCCATGATGGAAATATCAAAACTGGCAATTACAGGAAAAGTACGCAACGTACTGCTGATCTCCAACTCGCAGGACAACGCCCAAAGGCTCCTGCTGCCCTTCATGGCCAACTTCGAGGAAAACCAAAGAATAATCCAGGACTACGGGACACAGAAGAAACCAGGATATTGGGAAACGGGGGAGTTCACCATCATGGCGGGATGTTCCTTCCGCGCCATCGGAGCCGGGCAGTCACCGCGCGGTACCCGTAACAGGAACTTCCGGCCGGACTTCATCCTGGTGGACGATATCGACACCGACGAGGAATGCCGGAACCCGGAACGTATCAAGACAAAATGGAAATGGCTGGAGGAAGCCCTGATACCGACCATGTCCGCATCAGGAAACTACCGCATACTCTTCAACGGGAACATCATCGCGCCGGACTGCTGCATCAAAAGGGCCATTGAAAAGGCCACGGAACTGAAGGAAAAAGGCATCGGGCACGTGGACATCATCAACATACGCGACAGGAACGGGGTTTCCGTGTGGCCCGAGAAAAACTCGGAAGAGGATATAGACCTCTTCCTCTCGCTGGTCAGCGCGGCGGCACGACAGAAGGAATTCTTCAACAACCCGGTAGCCGAGGGAGAGATATTCAAGGACATCGTCTACGGGAAAGTGCCGGCACTCTCGAAGTTCAAGTTCCTGGTCATCTACGGCGACCCCGCGCCCGGCGAGAACAAGACGAAGAAGAGCTCCACGAAGGCGGTGTTCCTGCTCGGCAAACTGGCCGGAAAGCTCTACGTCATCAAGGGGTTCCTCGGAAGGGAGACAAACGCCACGTTTATCGAATGGTACATCAGACTGCTGGAGTTCGTGAACGGGAAAACGAACGTGTACTGCTACATGGAGAACAACAAGCTGCAGGACCCTTTTTTCCAGCAGGTGTTCCAGCCCATCATCAGGCGCATACGCCGGCAGAGGAAGATATCCCTGTACATCCAGGGGGACGAGGAGAAGAAAACGGACAAGGCCACACGTATCGAGACGAACCTGGAACCCCTCAACAGCGAAGGGAACCTCATCTTCAACGAGGCGGAAAAGGACAACCCGCACATGAAACTGCTCACCGACCAGTTCAGCCTCTTCAACCTCATGCTGACGTATCCGGCCGACGGGCCCGACTGCGTGGAGGGAGGAAACCGCATCATAGACCGCAAGGCGCACCAGACCGAAAAACCGGCCGTCATCTCCACAAGGAAGATGCGGGCGCACAACAAGTACAGACTGTAAACTTTAATACTTTACCCACATGAGCAAATTTATAGAACTTTCAGACTACGACGCGAGCATGCACCGGGACATACTGGAGGCCACCACGAGGAAGGACGACGCCATCGTGGAGATATGCGAGGACCGCGCCATCGAAGAGATGCGGTGTTACCTCTCCAAGCGCTATGACTGTGACAGGATATTCACCCAGACCGGAGACGGACGGAGCCAGCTCGTACTGATGATGGCCATAGACATAGCCATCTACCATATCGTCAGCATACACAACCCACAGAACATAAGGGGAATCCGCAAGGAACGCTACGAGAGGGCCGTCGAATGGCTCAAGGCGGTGGCGGCCAAGGAGATATCCGTGGACGGGCTGCCACTGCTTCCCGAAGAGACAAGGGCGGCAAAATCAAATTTCCTTATCAAAAGCAATCGTAAACGTGTAAACCACTGGTAACATGACAGGAAGACAGAAAAGGGCCGGAAAGATAACCAAAAGCGGAAACCTGCCGAGGCCCGGGCAGAAAGGACCCGCAACCATCATACTGACACAGCCCAAACGCTTCGGCATAGACATAGCGGACTATATGCTGGCCATACGGGCCTTCGAGAACGTGGATTACTCCAGAAGGTTCAGATTATACGACCTGTATGAAGACATTCTCATGGACACGCACCTGACAAGTGTCATCGAGAAACGGAAAAACGCCGTGCTATCCTCCGTCATCGAGTTCAGACGTAACGGAAAGCCGGACAAGGCGGTAAACGAACAGATACGATCCCCGTGGTTCCGGCGCCTCATAGGCGACATCCTGGACGCGAAATTCTGGGGGTTCACGCTCGTACAGTTCTACCGCAAGGGGGAATGGGTAAACTACGACCGGATACCGCGCAAGCATGTGGATCCGGTGCGCAGGCTCATACTGCGCCACCAGACGGACACCACCGGAACATCCTGGGACGAATACCCCGACCTGCTGTTCATCGGGGAGCCGGAAGAGCTCGGGATGCTCGCAAAGGCGGCCGTATGGGTGATATACAAACGGAACGACGTGGCGGACTGGGCGCAGTTCGCCGAAGTGTTCGGCGCACCCATCCGGGAATACACATACCCCACGGATGACGACGAGGCACGGC